TTTATAGAATTACAAATTTGGTTAACCAGCATGACTACGTTGGTAGAAAATACTTCAAAGCAAAACGTAAGCTCAAACCTTTAAAAGGTAGAAAGAATAAACGTATTCGAATAGTAGAAACTGATTGGCAGGACTATTACGGTTCAAGTAAGCGCCTTTTAGAAGATATAGATAAATTAGGTAAGGAAAATTTCAAACGTGAAATTATTTTGTTATGTAATACTCGTGGTGAAACGAACTACATGGAAGCAAAGATACAGTTCGATGAGAATGTTCTCTTAAATGAGAATAATTATAATGGTATTATCGCAATCAAGATTGGTTATGGTTCGGTAAAGAATTTGAAAGGATAAAATGGTACTTGTAGATTATAATGGTATAGCAATTGGTTCTATTATGGGACAATTGAATAGAGGTGAAGCTCTAACTGAAAACCTTGTTAAACATATTATATTGAATAACATTAGGTTATACAGAAATAAGTTCAAAGAGGATGAATGGGGCAAAATGATTATTTGCTGTGATGATTTATCATGGAGGAAAAGCGTGTATCCTGAGTATAAAGCTGCACGCAAAACTAATAGAGATAAATCCAAATATGATTGGTCAGAGATTTATAGATTATTAGATATAGTAACTAATGATATTAAAATTAATTTTCCATATGCTGTTATTAGTGTGGAAAATGCAGAAGCAGATGATATCATTGGAGCATTAACTCTTAGAGAATTAGATGATCCGTGGGGATCAAAGGTTGCAATTGTATCAGCTGATAAAGATTTTATTCAATTACATATGGCTGGCCAAGTAATTCAATGGTCACCAATGCAACAAAAAATGGTAAAATCAGAGTCGTCCCCTAAACGATACTTGTTTGATCATATCTTAAAGGGTGATTCATCTGATGGAGTTCCTAACGTACTATCACCTGATAACACATTTACTGATAAGATACGTCAATCGCCAATGACTAAAAAGAAAATGGATCTTATTTGGGAAAACCGTGATACGCCAAATTTAGGTATGGATGATAATACATATAGAAACTATTGTAGAAATAGAGAGATGATTGATCTGACATATACACCAAAAGAAATCAAAGAAGATTCACTTAGACAATTAGAAAATTATAAATATCCTATGAGGGGATCTATTTTTAATTACTTAGTTGAAAATGAGATGAAAATGTTACTTGAAGTTATTGAGGAGTTTTAATTGAAACAGATATATGAAATACTCGTTGAGGTTGCAGACGCACCTAAAAGAGTTGACAAAATGAAAGTACTAGTTGATAATGATTGTATAGCTTTAAGAGATCTTATGAAGGTCAATTTTGATCCTAATCTGACATTGTACGTATCTAAAAAAATAGACTACAAGCCAGCCGGATTAGTATCACATAAAAGTAGTTTACAGCTAATGACTAAATTTCTTGTGCCATTAGCTAGTGAAACTTATTTGACTTCAATGAGACGTGATGAAATTTTCAAAGACATTCTCGAGAAGTTACACCCTCAGGAAGCACACATTCTTGTTGAAGCCAAGAATAAAAAACTAAAAGTAAAGGGGCTCACACTAAAATTGATTGAAGGCGTGTGGGGAAAACGAATATTTAACTAAAAGGAAACTAATGTCAGGACAAGAAATTGCTTTATTACTAACAGCCGCGCTAGGAGGCGGATCACTATACTATGTCGAGAAGTTAAGATCTCAAGAAAAAAAAGCTAAAATATACTTTGGCTATACAAACAAAAAAAAGTAATTATGCCAATATATGATTTCCGTCATAACGAGACGGGTGAACAATGGAACGAAATGATGAGCTGGAAAGATACAAAGGCTTATTGTGAAGAACATAATTGCAGACAAGTAATTCTTAGTTCTCCGAAGATAGTACGGGGTGTGGGAGACTTACACTCAAAAACAGATAATGAATTTAAGGACCGGATGAAGGAAATTAAGAAAGCTGCCGGTACTACTAAACCAAATACAATGGATGGATGGTAAATTGAACAGAAGACAAAAGAAGATAAGATTAGAGGATCTTTCTAATCTACAGCCCAGAAATGGAAATCAAAGAAGTGCAATCGAAGGATTTGATAAAAAGAATCTAATCCTATCAGGATTTGCTGGTACAGGAAAAACATACTTGGCGTTATCATTAGCCACAGAAGCTGTATTAGATAAGTCCACGCCGTATCATGATTTAATAATTGTAAGATCTATTGTACCAACTAGGGACATTGGATTTTTACCAGGAGATGAGCAGGAGAAAAAGGATGCTTATACAGCACCTTACCGATCGATCTACAACGAATTATTTGGATGCAGTACTGCATGGGATAGTTTAATAGCTAATAACTATTTACATTTCGAATCAACTTCATTCATTAGAGGTATAACTTATAATAATGCTATCATAGTAGTTGATGAAATGCAGAACCTAAATTACCACGAATTAGCTTCAGTTATAACCAGGGTAGGTAAACACTGTAAGATTGTATTCTCTGGTGATTATCATCAATCTGATTTTCATAGGGATAAAGAGAAAGAAGGCCTTAAGAAATTCTTAGACATTGTCGATATGATGCCTAATCAATTCGAGGTTATTAACTTCGGTGTTGAAGATATTGTAAGATCTGGTTTAGTAAAAGACTTTATAATTAGTGAGCAAAAATACTTAAAATAAATTGTACTTTTGCCTTAATTCGTGTTATAATATACCTATAGACAAATAAAATAAGATTATGTACAGAATAAATTTAGGAACTGAAAAGAAACCAATTTACAGCGACGTGCAATTACTAATGAAAGATAGTAAGTATTTTGTTTGGCTAAATAAAGATGGTATTAGCTGGTGTAAAACCAAGGTTAATCGTGAGTCGTAGAAGAAGAAGAAGTACTAAACAAAAAGATTATTTAGCAATTGGTTTTGGTTTGATTGCTATTATAATTATGTCTATAGAGAGAATATTATGAAAAAATATCAATTTGATGTAGCAGCAACGGATGCGTTTATCCAACGTGTTATCAGTAAGAAAAGCACGTCGGAAATCCTAATCGATGCAACACCACCAGGTATAACCAATGTAGAAGTAACTAATAGGCCTTCGGCTGAACGTAACTTACCAACGCCAGACGGCATAACTACATACACATTTAGTAAACCATATCCTTCTGAATCGGAATCTAAAAATATTATATATGAAATTCGAACACAAATCAATCAATCTAGGTTATAAAGATTTAATTTGCGAAACTAAACCCACAGGCAGAAAATACAATACACCACTCGGTGATGCGTATCCGTCTATAACGACAGTCCTAGGAGCTAAAAGCAAAGATGCTATAGCTGCTTGGAAAAAGCGTGTTGGTGAAGAAGAAGCAAATAAGATCTCTTATAGAGCATCTCAACGTGGTACAGCAGTCCATGAAATTATTGAGAAATACGTAAACAACGATGAATATTATACGCATGGATTCATGCCTAATATCATATCAGATTTTAATCAAGTTAAAGATATATTAGACACACGAATTGGTGTTGTATATGGTCAAGAACTTCCATTGTATTCAGATCACTTAAAGGTGGCTGGAAGAGTTGACTGTGTAGCAGAATTTGATGGTGTACTATCTATTATTGATTATAAAACAAGTCGTAAGACTAAAAAGAAAGAATGGATTGAAACATATTTCCAGCAAGAAACGTTTTACGCTATTGCGTGGGAAGAAAGAACGGGAACACCTATCACTCAATTAGTAACTATTATATCTGTGGATAATGCTGAACCGCAAGTATTCATAGAGCATAGAGATAATTGGGCAGGTGAATTAATTAAAAGCATAGGAGAATATAATGGGACTACTTGACGGACTTAACAACGATCCAAAGGACAATTTTAGTAAACCGGTTGCACACAACCATGATTACTATTTATCGGGAGCTGTAGATAGCCCTGAACATTACATTGATTGGTTTGATCAAATTAGAAATGCAGGTCCAGAAGATACTGTTACATTACATATTAATAGTCCAGGCGGATCATTAGCAACAGCATTACAGTTTTACAGAGTTCTAGGAGAGACTCAAGCTACAGTAGCAGCAAGTATTGAAGGTGAATGTATGTCAGCTGCGACAATCATAATGATGCAAGCAGATGCTTATTTGATATCTCCTCACTCTATGTTTATGTTCCATAACTATTCAGGTGGCACT